ATAGTGTGGATCTGGAACCTAAGGTTTATAGAAACTATATAGGTGAAAGCGAGAGACTGCATTTAAAACAGTATGCAGATACTCTTTTTGAAAGTGGTCATTTTTATGCCAACCATAACTATCCAAAAAGATGGCTTCTGATTCTTAAAAGAGCCCCACAGTCAGATCACTATGGTGCATACTACACAAATGAAATTAATAATTTGTATCTGCGAATCCTCTCCACACTAGGTATACCTCATGGTTGTATTGACCCCCGACTGGGAATTCTAATTTCTTATATTCAGCCAGGTGGCTTTATCCACAAGCATAGGGACATCTATACGAACCCAGATTGGCAAAACAAGATTAACTATAGATTTAATATTGTAGTTGACAGAGGAACTGATGTGTCGTATAATCCAGTTATTGAAGACACATCATATGATATTGGTAAAGGTGACGCTTGGTCATTCAGTGCAACTACCAATCTTCACTACACATTACCAATAGCAGGACCTGAAAACAGAATTGTCTACCAGTTTGGATTTGCCATTCCTAAAGAAATGTAGTATAATACACTCATGAATATTTTTATTGTAGACCGTAATCCCACCGTAGCAGCTGAGATGCTATGTGACCAGCATGTTGTTAAGATGGTCACAGAGGGTGCTCAGATGCTATCCACTTGCCATAGAGTGCTAGATGGTAAGATGGAGATTGCACCTTCTGTATCTGGTAAGAGGAATGTTCCTCGCTATCGTCTGGATGATGGTCGTGATAGAGAACTCTATCATGCTGTCCACTTCAAGCACCCTTGTAACATTTGGATCAGAGAAGATGTTATTCACTATGAGTGGCTAATGACCCACACTCTCGTTCTTAGCCACGAGTATACAAAGCGGTACAAGAAGACACATGCCTGCCACAGTATACTTGAATACCTTATTGGTCTTGGTGCTCCTAAGAACATTCCTAACTATACAGCTGGCTCAAGATTACTTGGTAACCATCCGTTCGTTCAGGCAATGCCAGATCAATACAAAGATGCAGACCCAGTGAAGGCCTATAGAAACTTTTATATCGGTAGCAAGTCAAAATTTGCTCGCTGGCGATTTACAACACCTCCTAAGTGGTATACAGATGCAACTGCAAAGTCCGTACGAAGCGTATCAACTTTACGTGGCAATCAAGAATCACTTCCACACTAGTTACGACTTCTTTAAATACAATGGCAAAGTCAAAGTTCAGTTCACTGCTTTTGAAGTTCGGAAGGACAAGTATTTCTTTTCGAAGCTTCAGAAACATAGTGATCCTATTGGTCTTCTTGTATCTAACTTTGTTGATGACCCTAATGCGTGGATCGGAGACATAGTAAACGCTGAGATGAGCGAGGATGTTTATCTTCGTTGGAAGAAGAGACAGGACTCTATATCTTATACATTCCAGGAAGACCTAAAGAAGTTATCAAATGATATAGACGAATCGCTAAGAGTGGTCAATGGCCAGCATCCTAAACTACTAAAACTTCTCATTGGGAATACTATTTATCCAGAAACTGTAATCTTGCTAAATTCCCAATTGAACTTCTTCCCTTATTGGGAAAAGGAGATTCTGGACCCAGCAGTATGGCCAGTTGAACATAACAAGCTCGTAAAGTACAAACCATTCGTTAGGTTTGACAAACAAAAAACTAAGAAAATAACTGTTGACTATTTTGAGTTATAGTGGTAAGATAAATAGTGTATATTATGATTGTTTGTGAATACGTTCTATACACTAATATATTTAATACGGAGAATACATATGGCAAGTTCATTTAATCAATTGAAGCAAGGTCGTAAGAGCGACTTCGATAAGCTAGCAAAGGCTGTTGAGAAGCTCAACGAGAAGCAGGGTGGCAGTAACGAGGACAATCGTTTCTGGCAGCCTGGAGTAGACCAAGCTGGTAACGGTTTCGCCGTTATTCGTTTCCTCCCAGCACCTGCTGGTGAAGACAATCCTTTCGTACGAGTCTTTTCACATGGCTTTAAGGGTCCAGGTGGCTGGTTCATTGAGAACTGCCCAACTACTCTTAATGAGAAGTGTCCTGCTTGTGAAGAGAACACTAAGCTTTGGAACAGTGGCGTCGATTCCAATAAGAAGATTGTTTCTGAGCGTAAGCGAAAGCTAAATTTCATTTCTAATATCTACGTTGTTCGTGATCCAGCCAATCCTTCTAACGAAGGTAAGGTATTCTTATACAAGTATGGCAAGAAGATCTATGACAAAATCAACAACGCAATGTATCCTGAGTTTGAGGATGAGAAGGCAGTCAATCCCTTTGATATGTGGGAAGGTGCTGACTTCAAGTTGAAGATTCGTAAGGTCGAAGGCTACCGCAACTACGATAAGTCTGAGTTCGATAGTCCAGCTGCACTACTTGATGATGATGGTAAGCTCGAGAAGATTTGGCAGAGCGAGCATTCGCTTGCCAGCTTTACTGATAAGAAGGAGTTTAAGGCCTACGCTGATCTCTCCAACCGTTTGGCTAAGTCCCTTGGTCAGTCGGCTCCAATGTCTCGTGCTATTGAAGAAGAAGCAGAGGAAGAGGATGCTCCTGTCTACCGTCCTAAGGCGGCTCCTGCCAAGCAGGAAAAGGAAGCATGGAATTCTGATGATGAGGCATTCACGCCTTCTGATTCGGAAGATGATCTTCCAAACTTCTTTAAGAAGTTAGCTGAAGAATAAACGTCACTTATAAGCACGGAGTGCGTTCCATAGTGATGTTTTGGGGGCCAGGAAACTGGCCCCCTTTTTTATTTTAGAATGCTGCTGATTTTTGTTGTGGGGCGCTAACTCTACCACCAAAGATGCCATAGGCACTTAAAGGTGCATTAACTGTCTGAGACTGAGGTGCATTGACTACTGAGGATTGTGGAGCAACAATATTTGTCTGGCCACCACCAGTACCACCACCACTTTGAGCAGCAGCAACTTTTTGTGAGTCAGCATTCATTGCTGTACCTTGTGGTGCTGTTGGTACTGCTCGAACAGGCTTACCTTCAGCAACAGCTCGTCTTTGTTCTGGTGTCATCTGAGCAGCAGTATCTGCTTGCTTATTCTGACTCTGCATGTTTTGTAATCTTGCACGAGCAGATGAAGCACCAGACTTGTTACCAGACTTCTCCATCTGAGCAACTAATTGTTCTTGTTTTTGTATGTCCTGTTGGCTATATGGTTTTGCAGCAGCCTGGACAGGGGCAGCAGCTTGGCCTGGAGCAGCTACTGGCTTACCGGCAGCTGGTGGCTGGCCTGGAGCAGCACCTGACTTACCTGGTGCCTGAGCACCACCAGGAGCTGGCTTATTCATTACCTCTGCAATCTTAGCAAGAGCTGTTAATGAATCACCTGTCTTCTCAAAGCCTTTAGCTGATTCAGCAATCTTCTTTAGACCAGCTGATAGTTTATCAACATTCTTCATAAAGTCATTTGAGACCTTGAAGTTTGAGAGCTTACCTAGTGCCTCAATTGTAGATGGTAGTTGGTTCAGATCACCAGCCACTTCACCTAGTTTTGTTAGTTTTGTAAAGATGTCTTCCTTACCAAAACTTAGAATACCTGATACAAAGTTGCCTAATGCCTGGATTACTTGGCCACCACCCAATACTGCCAATGCTGCACCAACAGCAGTAATGCCTGCGGCAGCTGATAATAGTTTTGTGCCATCTATCGATGCTAATGTTTGGACAAACTGTGTAATTGCTGGTAGACCTGCTGCCACAACTTGGATAGCAGCACCAAAGCCAGCTAGTGCGGCACTCATTACTGTAAGAGATACAGCACCTAGAGCAATACCTGGAAGTAGTGGTCCAAGAAGTAATAATGCACCAGCAAGACCAGCAATGCCAACAGCGGCAACTGCTAATGCCTTCCAATCTACTTCTGCAAATTGTTGGAATGCCTTACCAGCTAAGAATAATGCACCTGACATAATAGTAAGAGCGGCAGCACCCTTGATCATACTCATTGTGCCCTTATCAAGCAGTTTCATTACAACTATTAGGCCTGTAATACCAACTAGACCTTTAGCTACTGCTTCCCACTTAACATCACCAAACTCTTTAAATGCTTTGGCTGCTATAAACAATGCGCCAGATACGACTACGAGCGCAGCAGCACCCTTTAGGACAGCTCCCTTACCAAAGCTTTCAATACCCTTGGCAATGTTTTGTAATAAATTTTTAATACCTTGGGATACTTTTGTTATAAAGTCTTTTATCCCACCAGCAAGTTTTCCTAGGACCTTAGCAATGGTGTCGGCAATACCAACAAACAAGTCCTTAATTGACTTGCCAACTTTCTGAGCACCCTTTAGGAAGTTATCTAATCCAGATGGAGCTGGCTTACCAGGCTTACCTGGTTTCATATCTGGTGTTCCAGGAGCACCAGGAGGAGCGCCAGGCGCTTTACCGGGAGCACCAGGGACTTGAGGAGGAGCTCCTGGAGGTGCAGCTGGTTTACTGAACAGCTTCTTGAATCCAGATACAACTAACTCATTTACTTTCTTTCTGAAGCCTGATAGTGCAAGATAGAGAGCAGCAAAGATTGTGATTACCTTACCTATAGTGGATTCAAATCCACCAAGCGCTTTGGATAGGCCAACAACAAAACCAAAGACAAGGGGTATTAATATCTTTTCAAATATCTCACCCAATCTTTCTAGGAATGTTTTTTTCTTTTCTTCTTTTTTAGGCTCGCCAACTTTTTGCTTTTGTTTTTCTCTTTCTGCCTCTATCTGCGCACCTTCATCAACTTTAGGCTTTGAAGCCTCTATAGCATCTCTAACTTCTTTCATTGAAGTTACTTGAGCTTCGAGTTTACCAGCAATGTTGTAGATGTTATCAGCTATTTGAACAACAAATGGAAACATCTTATCCACTGTAGAATCAGTGGTCATCTTTTCAATAGTAGGAACAAGTTTATCAGACAATATCGCCCCAAGACCATCCATCTTCTGGATAATCATTTGCTGGTTCTTTTCTATCTGTGTGTTATCTAATTTTGGTAGGGCCATTATACGTCTTTGTAACCTTCTTTCCTTAATCGTTCTTTTTCTTTCTCCAAATAATCAATTAACATGGCAACATAAATGTCACGTTCAAATGGCAAAAGGTCCTCCACATCACTAATAGAATATTTATGATGTTGGCATAATGCAAATACTGTTTGGTAGTAATTGGCTAGGTTATTATACCCAGCCAATACTAGAAAAAATTCTCGAGGCCCTCTATTTTGAGATCCTTAACAACCTTTTCTTTTGTAACATACTTTGCATTATAAACAAGCTTAGGCATTGCTTCAAAAAACTTCTGAATCTCTTCTACCTGGTTCTTGTTTAGAGATAAAATGAAATCATCAAGTTCTTGTTTAGTGTAATTAGCAGTATCGTGTACTTCTTCACCTTCATATATCTGGTCTACACAACCTCTTAGGATAGCTAGAGTAGTATCTACTTCTGAACCATCTTCTACTTTGGTTAAGGTCTTAAATGTAGGATACTTTAGAATTACACCAATTGCATCAGTGAGCTTGACATTGTTTGAAACACCATCCTTCTTTTCAACAACAATTTTGTCAAGGTTAATTTCAACTTCATACATCTCACCATCATCTACATCTTTAACTTGGATCTTAGAAATGTTTGAAACAGACTTAGCTCTTAGGCATACAAAGAAGTATTCAAGATCAATAGCAGCCATTGCATCCACATCTACTTGGTCAATTGCGCAGTTATTGATTAGCTGCTTATAAACATTAATAATATCTTTTCTTTCAGCAGACTCTTGAGCCATTAGGAGAAGCTTTTCTTCTCTTACCGTGAATGGCCTATAATGTACTACCTTATTATTTGACGGTAATGTTAGTTGAAAGATTGGCTGGCTAATTTTTGGTAATGGCATAATGCACCTCAATTGTTAAATTATAAACCTGGGATTTTACCCTTCACTGCACCTTTAAGGTCCTGTATCAGACCCTTCTTTAGCGAAGTGTTTAATTGTTTTAGAGAACCCAATGTACCCTTTATTTCGTTAGCAGTATTTAGAATGTTGATACCAGCCTGAACAAATTCATTACTCATTGTTGCCTTTCTGACATCATTGACCTTAGAGACAGACTCGGTACGAACCTTCATTGCACCATCTCTCAGGCTTCTTGCAAAGTCGTTAACAGCTTGAAGTCTTGGGTTTGTAAATGCCTTACCCGATTGCCTTGAAGTTGTCTGTGGTGGCTGTTGGGAGAGTGTCGGTGGTACTGGTACTGGTCTTGCGGGGGCCGCCCCAACATCTGGAGGAACTGGAACTTGTGGAATATTGATACTTCTTTTGCCTGGTAAGTTGACAACTGTTCTCTCAAATGATCTATATGAGAACGTCACATTGAATTGTAGTATTTCATTACCGGCTTGCCAACTTAAACTTGGCTCAGAAATATTAATTGGATAGGCATCAAACAATGTATATATTGCTAGTGCGGCATCCTGGGGTGAACTTGGGTCACCACCTGGTTTATCATTAAATAACATGATATCAATTTTTGTTGAGTACCAGCTTCTATAGGCAACCTGATTACTGAATGCTCCTGATCTTACTTCCTGCTGATCATGGCTTAGGTTAACAATGTTTCTTAGCCATTCGTAAAAGTAATTGATTGAGATACCATCAGCATCGACATAAAAAGTCATTGTGATGTCTGTTGTTGCAATATCATATGGCATCTTAACAATCGGACCAGCACCATAAATTCTGGCTTCTTGGGTAAGAATTTGCATGCCAGGAAGTGACGTGGCTGATGTTAGGTAGGCTAAGTTGTAATCATACTCTGTATTAAGAGCCCAGATTGGGGGTAGAATATAAACTAAGAAGTTTGATGGCTTAACAAAACCACCACTAGTTTCTGATTTAAATTTTTCTATGTTGAATGCCATTAAAACATCTCTTTTGAATCTTGCCAGACATCTCTCTTGTTAGCACCCCTAAACTGCTCTGATG